GTTTTCTAAATACATTCGCAGTTCGTACCCCCACCAGTCTTGAAAGGTTTTGTGCATGGGAAATCCCCCAAAACCAAATGAGTTGAAGCGGGCGCAAGGCAATCCAGGCAAGCGACCATTGCCGGCACTCGCCAGCGTGACCGCATTGCCACAAGCGGCTGCCAAAGCCCCTGAGCATCTCTCACCGGCTTCGCAAGAGCTATGGCTCAAGCTACGCGAAACAGCCTTTTGGATATCCACAACCGATCAATCGCTCATGCAACTGCTATGTGAGAAGCTAGATCGCCGCAATGAATACATTGCCAAGTTACAAAACAGCGATTTTGTTTTGATAACTGATAAAGGATATTCATATTCAAATCCATTGGTCGGAATGATTTCAACAATCGAAACCGAAATCACCAAACTGTTTTCCCTGCTCGGACTCACTCCAACTGACCGAACGCGATTAGGGGTCGCCGAAGTCAAAGCCAGGAGCGCACTAGATGACCTCATCGCCAAGAGGCAAAACAAAGCCTGAGATACAAGGCTTTCCTCCGAAGTGGTTGAGCAAAGTTCCTGAAGCCGATCTTGCTCGCTCTCGCGGGGATGAAGTTGCCGACTTTGCAGAAGCTCTTTGCAAGATCACAAAAGATTCCATTGCTGGTCATGCCGGTGAGCCACTTAGATTTCGCGGNTGGCAAAGAGAACTTACCCGACAACTNTTTGCAGTAAAAGCCGANAATACTTTTCGCCATAAGATNGCCTTGATTGGTCTTCCTCGCAAAAATGGAAANTCTGCATGGCTCTCAGCCGTTGCCTTGGAGAATTTGATCTTCGGTGCAACTGGTGGAGAAATTTATTCTTGCGCTGCTGAAAAAGAGCAAGCCAAGATTGTTTTCAATACGGCAAAAGAGATGATTCGCCTTGAACCTGAATTGTCAGATTTGCTTGAGGTCTATAAGGACACAATTTACAACCCCAAGACTGGCTCTGTTTATCGAGCTTTGTCTGCTGAGGCATTTACAAAAGAAGGTTTGAATCCAACCTTTGTTGCCTTCGATGAATTACACGCACAACCCAATCGTGAACTTTGGGATGTTATGTCTTTGGCAATGGGCGCTCGTGTTGAACCAATGATGGTTGCTATTACAACGGCGGGNGTCAAAACCGATACAAGTGGCAAGGATTCTCTTTGCTTCGGGCTTTACGAATATGGAAAGCGAGTTGCACTTGGAGAAATCGATGATCCAACCTTCTTCTTCTCCTGGTGGGAATCATCCGGTGAGCGAGATTATCGCGATCCGAGTTCGTGGGCAGAAGCGAACCCAGGATATGACGACATCGTCTCCGGTGATGACTTTGCTTCAGCCGTACTTAGAACGCCTGAATCAGAATTCAAAACCAAGCGCCTAAACATTTGGACATCCACATCGGATGCTTGGCTTCCTCACGGAAGTTGGGATGTGCTTGAAGATAAACACACGATTGAAGATGGAAGCGACATTGTTCTTGGCTTTGATGGATCATTCAATGGTGACTGCACCGCAATAGTTGCAGTTTCAGTTGGAGAAATTCCACACATCATGCCAGTTGCAGCTTGGGAAAAACCCGAAGAAGCGGGAGCCGATTGGCAAGTGCCAGTCTTAGAAGTTGAGGAAGCAATTCGTGAAGCATCAAAGCGTTGGCAAGTTTTGGAAATTAGTTGTGATCCTTATCGTTGGGCTAGGACTTTTCAAGTGCTTGAAGATGAAGGCTTACCAGTTGTTACATTTCCCCAAACTGCCTCACGAATGACACCAGCGACAACTCGCTTCTTTGAAGCCGTTGTCAATAAACAAATTACACATGATGGCGATCCGAAACTTGCTCGTCATATTTCAAATGCAACTCTTCGCGTTGACCAACGCGGTTCAAGACTTTCCAAAGAAAAGCGCGGATCAACAAGGCGCATTGACTTGGCAGTCGCATCCGTGATGGCACTTGAACGCGCAAGTTGGTGGCATTCACAGGGCGGCAATTTGCCACAGATATTCGATCCTTGGTCAATGGATGAAAATAAGGAGGTTCCAAGTGTTTGGGATAATCACGACAATAGTTGAAATCTCCGGTGCAACTCTTGTTGCCGTTGGCATTGGATTATGTTTTGGATTAGGCGCTGCCTTGATCGCTGGTGGAATTTTGATTCTCGCTGGTAGCTACTTGGCAACAGTCGCGACAGAAAGAAGCGCTGAATGAGTATTTTCACACGCGGAATTTCCAACTACACAGTTGGCAGATATCCACAATTCAACAACTATGTTTCCCCACTAAGTCAGCTCTATGGTCAGACATCAATGACCAGCGCGGCAGGGGAGCGCATTGATGAGTGGACTGCTCTTGGTGTGAGTTCTGTTCTTGGAGCCGTTTCATTGTTGGCTGATTCAGTTGCCTCAATGCCTCTTCGTTGTTTCTCGATAGATAAAACAGGCACACGAGTCCTTCGACCTTTGCCCGATGTTCTAGCGAATCCCGATCCTGAATCAAACACATACGAACTCATTCATCAGATCGTGGCTTCGCTTGCTCTTCATGGAAATGCTTATGTCAAAATTGACCGTGACCGTTCCGGCACAATGATTGGGCTTGTTCCATTGCATCCATATCAGATGCAAGTTCTCCCAACAGGAGATCAAACTGGTCGTATGTATCTTCACCTTGGAAATCAAATTGATCGTGAAGATATGCTCCACCTTCGCTGGTTCACACCTCCACAATCTTTGGTCGGAATTTCCCCTCTCAACCAAACTCGAAACTTGGTTGGGCTTTCCATTGCAATGGATCGCCATTTGGCGCAGTTTTATGGCGAGGGTGGAACACCATCTTCAGTTCTTGAAACAGATCAAAAACTTACTCTTGATCAGGCTCGAATCATTCAAGGCACATGGGAATCAACTCATCGCCGTCATCGCAAGCCAGCAGTTCTCTCTGATGGTTTGAAATGGCGACCAATTCAAACTTCGGCTGCCGATTTTCAAATGATTCAAACTCGCGAACAATTGATTCGCGATATTGCTCGCATCTTTAGAATTCCAAGCCATCTCATTGGTGCTTCAGGAGATAATCAGACATATCAGAATGTTGAACAAGCATCTTTGAACTTCTTGACCCACACAATTCATCCTTGGCTTCGCCGCATTGAAATTGCTTTGTCAAGAATTCTTGATGTTGGCGATGATGTTGCATTTGATACTTCAGTCTTGCTTCGCGTGGATGCTCTTACTCGCGCAAAGGTCAATGAGATCAATGTGAAGATGGGCGCTCGTACTCCAAATGAAGTTCGTCAAATTGAAGGCTTGGAGCCAGCACCAGGACTTGATGATTTCCATCAAGCTCTTCAAGGCAATGTGACTGCCGGTGGAGATTTGCCAGCACTCGGAACCGACATTGACCCATCTGCTCCAACGATGGGAGTCCTTGAATAATGGCTGAGACATATCGACCACCCAAGGGCGTTCAAGATGAAGCGAAAAAAGCAATTGCTTGGATCGCAGATGGTCATGCTGGAAGTGGTTTCACAACCGTTGGAAAGAAGAGAGCTTCTGATCTAGCTTCAGGAACGGCTCTCAGCGCACAAACAATTTTGAGAATGTATTCATTCTTCAAAAGGCATGAAGTTGACAAACAAGCGCAAGGCTTCAATTCGGGAGAAGATGGTTTTCCATCCCCAGGTCGAGTCGCATGGTCAGCATGGGGAGGCGATGCAGGTTTTTCCTGGTCAACCAAAATTCGCAATCAAATATCAAAAAGCGCTCGTGCGCTTTCTCTGATGGCATCCGAGGAGGGTGACATGGCTGACATGAATCAAGTTCCTGATCTAAATGAGGAACTGACTGAACTTCTCGCAGATGTTGTGAGCTTCTATTTCCGCGCTCATGGCGCACATTGGAATGTGGTTGGCGCAGATTTCAGCGAATATCACAAGTTATTTCAAAAGATTTATGAAGATGTTTATGAGTCAATTGACCCAATCGCTGAAAACCTTCGCAAGTTGGGNTCAAAGGCTCCATTCACTCTTGTTGACTTCCTAGCAACTCGCACCATTGATGATGCTCCAAGCATCTCTCAAGACCCACGCGCCTTGGCAAGTGATCTCTTGACCGCCAATGATGTTTTGCTTGATGAGATTTCAGATGCTTTTGATTGCGCCACAAACTATGGACAACAAGGCGTTGCAAATTTCCTTGCTGGTCGCATGGATCAACATCAACTTTGGAAGTGGCAATTGTCAGCTTCTCTTGGACTTGAGGTTGCAGTTGCAAATCCTGATCCAGTAGATGATCAAGGCATTGATGAAGATGACCTTGAAGANGAATCTGCNNGNACTTATGCCTTGGCTCCAATGCCAATCATGGGTCGCAGCGCAACAGGCGCATCCGATTTGGCAATCGCTGATCGCGATACAACTTGGGATGCTGCCGCAGCCGATAAGCGCGTTCAAGATTATGCTGGCGGCAAAGACAATATGGATTGGGCAAAGTATGGAAAAGCCTTTTTCTATGTTGATGAATCAAATAAGGAATTGCTTGGTTCTTACAAGTTGCAATTTGCAGACATCATTGATGGAGAACTCAAGGCTGTTCCAAAAGGAATTTTTGCAGTTGCCGGAGTTCTCAATGGCGCTCGTGGGGGAGTAAATATCCCTGCAAGTGAACAAGAAGCTATCAAAGGCAAGGTCAGCGCTTATTACAATCGCATGGCAAATCAATTTGATGACAACACAATCAAGGCTCCCTT